AGCTGAACATAAGCGGCAGACTGCCCATCACGCTCATACACTTCACTTACAGTTCTTACGGGACTTTCGGTAAGTTGAACAATATCGGTATCCCACTCTAAAGTGAAGAATTCCGTCTTTGCAGAGGAATAAAAATCAATAATAGTGTGACCACAATAGGTTTTTACAAGCTGACTCACAGAAGGAATCAGAAGGCTAATTTTAGGGTCGTCTTTAACCCCAGAAATTCCTTCTGCTTGCTTATAGGTATCAATGTCAATCAAATTTGCCATAGAGAATCAACTTGTAAAAACCGAGGGGGCTCGGTAGAGCCCCCAAGGTATTTGCATCTTAGGATGCGTATTTCCAAGCCCACTTGGAGGTAGCGCCATCGATGATATCGATGAAGCCGATGCGCTGAGAAGCAACCAGAACGCGGCGCTGATTCGCCACTTCGTAATCTGCTTCCACCGTCACACCGCGAAGACGCGGAATAACGAAGTTGCGGGGGTTAACTGCAACAGCAGCGAACTTACCAGCAGCCTTAGCAGCAAACTCGTCAACGAGAAGCACACGGCTACCGAACACCTGGCCGATTTCACCGGTCAGTTTCGTTGCCATGTCACCAACGAGGTTGGCATCTTGGAATTCTGCGTCTTCGAGCAGGTTGTAGTAAGCGTCCTGAGACACGAGGTAGATAACTTCCTCGGGACGAACACCGTACTTACCCATGCTCTTACGCATTGCGAGAAGGTCAGCAGCCGTGAGGGCATCAGTAGCTGCATAAGTACCGCCGGAACCGCCACCAACGTCAGTCGTCGTGTCGGAGTCAGCAGCAGCAAGAGCCACGAGGCCGTTGAAAGAAGCACCGCCGGTACCAAAGGCGCCGTCAGCGTGGTTACCCACGAGAAGTGCGTTTTCAATTGCACGAGCGTGCGAACGGACCATCGACTCACGAATCAGAGGAAGAATCGGCAGAATTGCATCTTCTTCGGTCTCATTGCCAAGATAGGACTGAGAGATGAGCTTCTTGACGGTGAGCGTACGCTCGGTCAGAGTCACACCACCGTACGGAGAACCGTAGGTGTCGCCGCGAGTTGCGAGGTTGCCGTTCGGGGCAGAACCTGCAGCGGTTTGTGCAGCAGCGAACTCAGCATAACCTGCATCGGGAAGAATCGGAAGAATCATCGAAGCAGAAGTCATCTGAATTTCACGGAACAAGGGAGCCATCACAAGAGCGTTCTGAATATCGCGCTCGATGTTGGTGGACACCACTTGCTCGAAGTCAGCGCTGGAGACCTGCACGCCGGAGTGAGCATTCACTTTTTCCATGAGTTGCTCGGCACGGCCAGTCTTCCAGCCTTTGCCAGTCGCAAGACCGAGAACATAGCTGTCCACGATATCGCCTTCGAACTCTTTCTTCCAGTCGCCGTTGCCACGATCAGCAAACACACGCTTCGACTCGCGCATCTTCTCGATTTCGCCAGCCTTCTCTTTCAGCTCACCCTGAAGACCTTCGATGGTCTTTTCGAGATCGCCTTTTTGCTCTTCAAAACGCTTTTCAATGTCTTGAATGAGTTTGGTAGCGTTGGACTCGACCGAGATGCGAACACGCTCTTCAAACTGCTTTTCTTCGGCAGCAGCGCGAGCAGCTTGCTCTTCAGCAGCCTTACGCTCAGCGGCCAGTTGCTCACTTACAGCCTTAGCAGCTTGAGCAGCGGCGGCCTTGGTGATAGCATCGAGGTCGATGCTCTTTTCGTTATCCATGGTTTTCTCCTGTACTGTCGTTTCTTCAACGACTTTTGCCGTATCCCCAGCTGAATCTTGAGCTTTTGCTGAATCTTCAGCTAGGTGCTCGGCCGGTTCAACGCGTTTAAATTGATTAATAAAGTCCTTGTACTCATTTTCAGAGTCGAAGGATTTTGCGAGTGAAAAGGTTGCAGCCTGGTTTGCAGGTACAGATACAACCGATACCTCAAATAGTTCTGCATCCTTAATGCGATACCCGTCGGTTTCCGGCATATAATCAGCATCCTTTACACGGAAACCAACGGAAAAAGCTCCGAGGATGCCTTCTTTCACCATATCTCGAATTGCGCCAGCAGATTTCGAGATTTTAGCTTGAAGTTCTAGACCTTGTGGTGTAGCTTTCACACCGGTCGCACGACCAATCGGACGATTGTAGTCGTGATTAAAAAGAATAATCGGGTTGTTGTGGAAATTATCGAGGCCACCTTTTGTCCAGGCTTCTACATCAATGATGTCGCCGACGCGGTCACGGTCCGCTGTGCTGGCAAAGCCACGAATTTCTACGGAACCGTCATCGCCTTCGCCGAGTGCCTTAAAGGTCGACCCTAGATGGAAAATTTTATTCTTCATCTTTGCTCACCGGCTTGGGCGAAGGTTTCGCCACTGTTCTGGTAGGAGTCGGAGCAGGCTTCGGTGCCGGTTGCGGCGCAGGTGTAGGCTCGGGCGTAGGCTCGGGCACAGGTTCTGGCTTTGGCGGCTCAGGAGCAGGCTCGGGCTCCGGCTCTTGCATAATTTTTGCATAAATGTCAGGATGGCTAGCTTTGATAATCGAATCCAAACGAGACCAAACCGGAACATAGCGACGAAGAATAGCGAAACGAATCGGTGCCTCTTCATCCTTTGCATACTCATTACGAGTTAGAATACGGCCTTTTTCAGCAAAATATTCAGCGACTTGCTTAATGATTACACCTTTTCTACTTTTCATACGTTAGTGTCCTCTTCTGGCGGTCTGCCTCCCAGAGCGGGATTGACAGCACTGCCGGCAATATTCGCAGGAACACGAAGATCGTCGTATCCTGCCATTGGTTCTTTTCCGAGCTTCACTCTCGCTTCATTTGGCGTGAGAATTCCAGCATTTACAAGTGTTTGATAGTAAGACGCTTGGTCACGAAGCTCGGGCTGTAGTGCTGGAATATTTGTTACATCTTCGCGGAGCTGGAATCCAAAGAAACGCTCAAACGCGTAGTTTATTTTACGAACGATTGGAAGAATCGTTTCGAGGTAATATAGTCGATGATTCGGGCGAATATTTGCATTATTGCCACCATCCAAGAGGATCGGCGGAATTCCAAGGGCTTTGAGAATAACTTTTTCATTGTCCTCGATAGAACTCTGAAAGTCTAGATCCTTGAAGTTTACGTCTGTAATAGAATCCACTTCCAGCCCGCCATCAAGAATCATGGGACGGCGACCACCATTATCGGGACGATAACGCACGTTCCAACTTTGAATCATGCGCTCTTTAATTTTTTCACTGAGCGTATTCGGTGTTTTGAGAACAAGTCCAGGAACTGCACCATTCTTAAAGAAGTTATCCTGAAACTTTCTCATGGACACCATTAGCTGCATTGTGCGATAGGCAGGGCGAAGCCGAGAGACCCCGCGATAAATAGAGTAAAAAGAATTTTCCTTAACATGAATTATCTCTTGGGGAGAGTAATCTATGCTGGCATCAAATTCAAAACGCTCAATATAAGTACGAGTGTCAGAATAGATTCTCATCTTCTCCGCTGGAAGGTGATAAAGATGAGCCCCGTCGAAATATACAAAAATGTTACCATCAATCAGATAGTCAATGACGAGGTTACGCTTAAAAGCACTAATGTCCTGAAACGGATTCGGCTCGACATTGAGAAGTCTGCGAACGGTCTCGGCCCGTACATTTTTTACAATAGGAGTAACATTTCTGTTCATTTCACCGACTGCGGTCGGAATTTCTGCCGTGTCGTCTACAATCATATTCACGCCACGGTTTACAATCTCTAGGCTTTCGTACTGCCGACGATAGTTATCAGGAATTTCCCGAGTATCAATCGTAATACCTTCATCACGAGAAATGACAAACTGGGCAGGATTGAGTTTCTCTTCGTCACTCTCTACCTTTTTGTCCTGCCAGAAGTTATACCATGCCATGTTTTTCTCTTTGTTTGCTTACCCAGTTCATTTGCTTTTTCGCAGTAATCAACTGAGGATTTCTACCATAAATGGAGTGCAGCTTCATGTGGTGTGTATGGCACAGAGTAACTGCGTGATCGTAGAGTTCCGCGTGATGTTCAGCAATAAAACGGTCTCTGAATTCGTGGGCTTGGTCAACACTTTCTATTTTAAGTTTGTTTGTTTTTAACCAGCGATTCACTAGCTCAGCGACCGAGTAAAAGTGATGAAAGTCGAGCTCTTCTGTGGCTCCGCAAATCTCACAGGCTGTGCCTTTTGCGTAAGCCGCTTTTGCTTTGTCTCGAATATATTTTACGAAATCTCTTTTTAGCTCAGACATTCGTGTACTCTCATTTCAAAGAAATTGTATCACCAGAGGTAGGTAAAGTCAACAGTTATTTTTGAACAGGTTCATCAGAAACCTGTTTGACTAGTTTCGAACGAGTAAAGAGCGTAACGAAGAGCATCGGCAACGTGCGAGCTTTCATCATGCTTTGGTTTTTCGGTTTGCAGACCCGGTCGGTCGTCCCAACGGTACTGGTCAATGGATCGAAGGGTTTCTTTGCATTCCTGGTGAACGATGAGCCGATCATTGTCAATAATAGAGGAGACATATCCAATTCCATCAATCACTGATTTCTTTGCGTTCGTGCAGCTAATATCATAATTCTGTGCAAAGTCAAATTTAGTCTGCTGAGCCGCGGAGTCAATAAAAACAAAGTCAACCTGATACTTATCTAGTATTTCTTTAATATATTGAGCGTGCTGCTCTGTGGTCCGTTCCGCATGATAATACTCTTCTAGCAAGTAGAATTTTTCAGAGTCCCAGTCGTAAGCGATAACTACCAAGGCGGTGGGATCACGAAAGCCGACGTCGAGCCCAGCGATAATATCCATTCTCGATGTATCCAACTCATCCAAGTTTTGAACACACTCTTCAAAGTTGAAATTCCAGATTTGACCTTCATAAACATTAAAGTCTGCCATATATTCCTGAGCGAATTCTGCTTCGCTCATTGTTCGTTTTGCCTCGTCAATATCTGTTTGAGAAATACGAGGATTGTCTAGGTAAGTTGCTTTGATCGAAACCCATTCGGGAAATTCATCGGAAAAACCACGATAGAAGAACTCTGAGAACCAGTTATTTCGGCCTCGAGGCGTGGAAATAAAGATTGCCTTCGAGTTATCTTTGTCGAGTGTCGGTCTCAATGCAACATTAAATGCATCTCGACCATTTGCTAGTGCAGCTTCGTCAAAAATAATGAGATCATAGCTTCTACCAACGCTGGAATCGACCTGATTAACGGAACCCATTCTCACTGTAGAGCCATTCGTAAGTTCGATCACTTTGTCTTTTGCGTTGTCTTTTGCAACTTCCAGATCAAAGTGCTTAATAAGATTTCGCTGTAGGTCAAAGGAGATCTGAGACAGCGAGTAGTTGGGAGACATGATAAGAATATGACAATTTGGAATCAACGAAATGAGTTGTCCAATGATATTAGCGATATAAGTCTTTCCTTGGCGGCGAGACAGAGCTGCACACACAAATCGATACTTTGGTGAATTGATTGCATTGATAAGAGCCACCTGAGAGGGAATAGGTTCGATACCAAGAAGTTCTAGATAGCCTTCGATGGGCAGTTTAATGAACCTACGAGGATCCTCGCTTTCCACAATGTGGTCAATAATTACGTCTTTTCTACTTACTTCCATATTACACCTATAAGATGCTTCTTCCCCTACTCGAGGTTTACTAGGTCCCTGATTTTTTCAAGTATGAATAGGAAAAGAAGCAATACGTTTAATCTAATAAAGCGTCCAACGGACCTTTTATCCATGTTTCAAAAAACTCCGTTTCCCTTCTGTTTTGTTCCAGCAAGTCATCTTCCAGAAGTTCTTTGCGCTGAGGAGGCATTTGTCTTAGTTGTATGAACTCAGCACTTGAAAATAGTGGTCTCTTGCCTGGATAAGTTCCACGGACTTCATAATAATAATTCATTGGGTCTGAGCGGGAGCCTTCGGGGTCAATAATTTCAAGAGACCCCGAGATAGAGCACCCGCTCAGTAGTGCAATTGGTAATAACCTTACCACTTAACCTTGTCTGCCCAGTAAGCGGCGCTCATTTTGCCTCGTGCAATGTTTCTGGCATGGCGAGCTTTGAAGGATGCTCTCTTCTTTTTCATTGCCTGGCTTTCACCTTTCTTCGGAGCACCCGCCGTTTTGGCACCTTGCTGGCCAAAACGAATAGTTTTTACTTTGTTACCTACTTTTGCAACTACAATATGGGACTTTTTGGGGTGACTAGGAGTACGCTTGGGCTTATTGTAGCTCCGTACGCCTGCACGCTTTAATCTTGGGTCTGCTTTACGAGGCATTATCTTCTCAAAGTTGCCCTGTTAGTACGCTTTGTGTACTTGTAGGACCTTGCAGAGCGACCGGATGCTTTTGCCGCTCGAGCTTTTGCTCTTGCTGCTGGTGACATTGCGTTTCTTTTGCGGCCTTTTGCAGTAAGTTTCTTACCTTTCATAAGACCGGCTTTGTTGAGTAGACCGTACGCGGCAGTCTTGGGGTTCTTGACCCCTTTACCGCGTAGCTGTCGCATAAGGCGAGTTACAATTTTAGCGGGCACGCTTCTTTTTCTTCATAATTGCGCGTTGAAGAGCCATCGGCAGCTTTTTCTGCTTTGCAGTCACCCCCATGGACTTCTTTTTCTTACCGCCGGTGCGCTTTTTACCACCCATCGGCTTCTTTTTACCCATTGAATGTCCGTAATGTCCTGGCATTTACTCTCTCCTAAGCTCCGTCGACAAGAATAATGTCGAACGCACAAGTAACCTGAAAGTTATTGTTAGCTGTTGTAAAACGAATATCAATATCGGATTTTTCGGGAATTCTTAAAGGCACTGGAAAGTCGTAACGATAAGAGTTGTCGTAAAGTTCGGCAATGTGTGCCACTCGAAAACCTCCTTCTCCGAAGATTCGAGCCATCATTTCAATTTGCCCGTCGCCGCCTTTGGAAATAGAAGAGTCTCCGCAAAGAAGATAGCCAGTCTTACCGGCAGGAATTGTATAAATTCCCATCAGAGTTTGTCCACGACCTGCAGCGATCTGGGCTAGTACTGTGGAGGTCCCTGCTTTCTTAGCATTTACTGTTCCTACTACTCCTCCGTTCGATACTCCGTACATACGAAAAACTCGAATAAAACTATTTTGAGTAGTAACATTTGTGGGAGTACCGGCTGTGGCCGTAAGAACAACGATTTCGCGCAGAGAATTATAATTTGCATCCAAGCCCTCAATCGCTACACTTTCCCCGGTGTCGTCATCTGTAGAAGAAATTACATCTAGCTGAGTAGCCGTAGCGAGAGTGTCCCACGGGTATACACCGCCCGCCGTCCACAAAGTCTCCGTTCCTTGATCACAGTCAAAATTTGCACCAAACTTATGAACTACAGAAGCTCCAGGAACAAGCCCTCTTGCAATATTGAGATAGTTCCACTCTACAAAGCTATTTCTTGACACGATTATGTTCCCAAGCTACTTTTTCGGCAAATGCCTTTGCAGCTTCTAACGCAAGTATTGCTGCGTAAGAAAAGTTATTTCCTGCGACGAGGTTTAAATCCGCCATATTCAATTGCTCTTAGTAGACGAACCATTTTACCTGCACTTGCTTTCGATTTGGCTGTCGCTTTTTTCTTGAGTTTCTTTCCACTGCGTTTGTAAACTGTTTTACCTCTTACCACGTACGGCATCTACAAGCTCCAAGACTAAAGACCAGAAAAGTTTGCCGACGAGCATAAAACGAGGATAAACCCACTTAAACTCATGTAACTTCATTTCTGGAACTAAAGCTCGATAAAAGTTATCAATGAATTTGCCTTCGACCTCAAGAACTGCGTGGCCGTTACCATTTTTAGTTTTGACAAACCACATCTTGTAGTACCCAGTCATCCAACGCCAAAAGAAAGTTTTCCAGTTTTCGGAGTGTAGATAGGTGATTGTGAGCGCATAATCTTCACAATCTCCGGTCATATTGGAACCCATCACTCTCCAACGATCAATAACACCATCTTTCTTATATTTAAACTTAGCGTTTACGGCTTTTATTGCGTCTTGAAGTTCCAAGCTTCACCCTTTCATTTACCAGTGCTTGAGGAATTCGTTTTCCCTCTTTATACAGCTTGGCGATGCGTTTGATAGCGGAAGCAAGTCGTACTCGATCACCTCCCTTTACACCGCTAAGATACTTTTTTGGAATTTTACTTTTTGCGTCTTTTGGTACGCGTCTTTTTCTTTGCGGCACTTTTGCGTCTCGTACGACGAAGATCTAGGTCGTGCTTGCGAGAGCCTCGCAAAAATGAATTCACACGAGCATAAGCCCATCTCTGCATTGTCATGCCTGGACGAGACCCACTCGAAAGAAAGGCACCTTGTCCACGACTAAAAACTTTTACCAGTTGTGCGGTCGTGTACTTGGTGCCTTTTGCTTTTTGTGCGAGTGTCTTTCGTACAGTCGCGGAGACAGCCATTAGCCTCTCCGAAGAGTCCGTGTGCGACGACGGCGACGAGCTGGTGCAGCACCAATGCCCCGTACAGAGGTTTTAAAGCTGGCCGTCCGAGGAGTTGCTGCTTTTGTAGTGCGAGTGTTTCTACGAATCCCGGTCGTTCCCGTCGAACTCACCGAGGTCACTGCTGTCCCCGCTGCTCGGTTCATCTCCCGAGAGAGACCCCGCCCCTGCGTGTGTTTCGGTAGTTTCAGAGAGACGTGCGGACGAGGTACCCCCGTCAGAACTCCGCCAGTTCGTGTTGCCATTGTATTCTCCTAAGAAAGCTTCGGCTTCCTCCTTTGTAGGAAATCTGTATTGACGGTCAGTTGTAACACGCCAGTATCCTCTACGATAAATCATTTTCTTTTCACCAGTAATTCGACTTGTGCATTCATACGAGCAACGTCGACTTGAAGCTGGTTTACTTTTTCAAGCATTACCTCTTGCTTGTTAAGAGCTTCTTCATGAGCCTCTACTTTTTCGGAAAGCGCAGAGGCCCACCAAATTACAGCAGCAAACTCCATAGTAAAGCCTAAAAGTAGACTAAGACTTAATTTCTCCATTTAGAAGTTTTTCCATCAACTTACCATAGTTGCCTTGTCCAAATGGAGTTTCGTTAATCTGGACATTAGTCTGATTTTTGATCGTAGTCTGCTGCTGCTGCATTTTTAGCTCATCTTGCCGCATCTTGTGTGCAAGCGAGATAAGGTCTACAAGATCTTTACTGGTGTACATATCGGATTCTTGGGCTTCTTCGAACTTCTTATCAATAATTTCATCAAGAAGATTGCCAAGCCGAAACCGATTACGATACCCCATGTCCAGATAGACTTGATCGATGTACGAGCGAACTTCTCGACGATCTAGAATCTCTGCTGCTTTCTCAGGAGCAATCGCAAGAGCCGAGGCAGCCTCTTTTAGCGACCCAAACGATAAATATGCGTTGGCCAGCTCGAGACCTTCGGGTGAAATTGTAGGTAGCTTGTTCATGGTTCCTATTTTATTCTGTTATGTGGCCCAGGTCAAGTAATATTTTTGGGTAGGTTTGGCCCGACTATAGTACTTTTGCTCGTGCCCACGCGTTGCACTGATGAATGGCGGAAACTCGCAGAAGAGGTTGAGGGCCAACAGATTTCATACACTCTTCTCTCAGATAACGAATTTGAGCCTGCTGCGCTTCTTCAAGAGAAGAAGTCGAAGCGCACCCGCCGAGAAGAAAAATAATTAGGTATCTAGCCATCAGATAAAGGGTTATCCAGCGCTTTTTGTAGGGTATCTCTTAAATCCGCATCGAGTTTTTGCATCTTAGAATCAATGCGGTCCTCTGTTTCTCTCATAGTATCCCGAACATCTTTTTCAGATTCTCGAGAAAGGTCTGATACTTCTCTTAGTCTACGATCAATCTCGTCTTGTACATCTTTCATTCGACGACTGGTATCCTCCGTAACGGTTTCAATACGAAGAATATCATCTCTTAGACTATTTTTAATATCTCTTGTGTAATCAATGGCATCATCAAGCTTTCTTTCTATTGCGACATTTCTGCTTTCGACTGCTTCAATATCAAGCACTCCTAGTTTCTCTGCCATTTCTTGAAATGCTTTGTAAGACTCAAAACCTGCGTAAAGTGTACCGAGTAAAGACCCCACCAAAGCAAGTGCTGCCCCGATGGTCGTGGGCGTTACTGCAATGCCCGCTATAGTAAATTTTGTGTTTTTAAAATTTTCTACACTTTCTTCTACTCTCTCTAACCCGTCCCCCAGGTCTTTCATGTCAGTTCTCGAACTTGAGGTTGTTCAGAGCGTTTATTTCCGCTCGCAACTTCTGCACCTCCAATCGTCGTCTTTCCAGTTCAAGCTGGTAAAGAATATTACAGTTGAGTCTCTCGGCGGGTGCTCCAATCGGAATCGTTATCTTACCATATACACCCACATCTTTCATCTGCTCGTTTGTCACTACGGGATCAACAAAGGTATTTCCAAACTGGTTGCCTTGATTAATGATTCCCACTACTCCAAACTCAACATTCGTGGCAGAGCCGATAGCACTGGAACAGTCCAGGTCACCCGCACGAAATCTGTCAGTTTGAAAACTCTGCTGACTTTGAGGAATTGCCAGATTTAAAGAGCTACTCTGAGCAAATACATTCAAAGGCAGAAGAAGTAGAAGTAGTCTTTTCATTTTACCTTCGAGCAAATCTTAGAAGAAATTACAGTACCTTTTGCCCCGCGCAGAATCTTGGACATTGAACAAATATACATTACTCGTGTTGAATCAATCTCTCTTATATAAATGTCAATTCTTTTACGACTCAAATGCGGTATTTTTACAATTCGTTCTGCCGTTGCAAAAGGTACTGGTAGCCAGTCTGCGTCATACACATCAAACTGGTAGTATTCAATCTCTCGTCGACTGTTAAACA